GTGCTCGTGCTCTTCTCGTTCCGAACTCTACCATGTGGGCATAAAACACAGGACCTTTCCCTTTCTTATGCCCAGCTACAACCTGTACGCCCTTACCATCCCTGACCATCCGCACACTTATACTCCTCTTCAACGCTCCAGTGCCAACAGGACATAGAACCCTAGCCCTAGCCTTAATCTCTCGCCCCATTTGCCGCAACCACTCTTTACTAGCCCTTTCAAGCGTTACAGTTAGCATGTGTCCGTCAAGCTCCACCCCGTAATTCTCCATCACGCCACCTTCTCTACGCACATGAGATCAAGATACTTGTTCTTTTCCTCGTGATTCAGCACAGCCCTGATATCAAAGACACGAGAGCCATACAACACCCGATGGGACGGCATGATCCCATCCCTATACCTGATCTGTATCCTATGCGTTACATCACCCTCTTTTCTTCCCGAAGCGATGTATTCTCGCCCAGAGACTGGCCAGATAGCCGCCCATACCGTGTACAACTCTTTCCACGTCTCCGTATATCCGCCCATGCCATCAGCCGTCTGAACCTTCTCCTGAATGACAATCTTGTGCTTTAACGCTCCCGCACGCATCAAAATCTCCAGAGCCTATACGGATACAGCATGTCATATATACCTATCGGTACCGTCTGAATCGTCATGCCCGCAATAGTAGCCTCCCTGTTCTCGTACAGGTGTCCAACCAACAGCTTGATAGCATGCCGAAGAATAGAGGGCACAGCCAGCCGATTGTCTCCATACCCACACGTAAACTGTATTGATATGGGATTCGTCGGATACAGACTCGCACTGGGCCAGCTCTGATTGTACGCTAGGGCCACCTTCCCTGGCTCAGAAGCAGTATCAACGTCATACACATCCGTGCTAACCTCGTGAGATTCTCCATCAGTATCCACGTACGCCACGCTAGATACAGCCTGTAACTGCCCATAGGGGATCTCAAACACATTCCCATCAGGCCACGACGAATAGTACACCTTCCAGACCTGTGTAATCAGCTTCCGCCCAAGCAGGCCTTCTACATACTCCCTAGCCGCTCTCTCCAACTCGTCCAGGTATTCGCTCTCTTCAGTACTTTCTATACGCAGGTGAGTCTTCAGCTCGTCAACAGATACAGGCTCTACCTGTGGAGGCGTTACCAGCTCACTTACCATTCTTCTTTCTCCTGGCCTTCTTAACCTTCTTCGGACTCTTCACTTCCACGCTAGATAGAATCTCCCCATGTCCACGCAATACCCACTTCTCAGCCTCAGCATCATCCATGTCTACAACCTGCCCTGGGCTATAACTACCCCACGAGCCTGCTATGCTTACCAGAACCTTAACCCTCTTCATCCTATACCTCCACAAAAGGGAGAGAGGATCGCACCCCTCTCCCCTAGCTAGCATTACGATGCTGCCATTTGTAGAACCTGTACAGCAGTAGATAGTGTCAATTTTCCGTCAGTCCTCTCGTAAGCTCTGAATCCTACCTGGCCATTAGCAGCATACAGCTCATTCAACCTCTGAAATACTCTGCCACCCCTGTCAGCGATCCAATAGTAGCTGAAATCACCAAAAGCAATAACCTTAGCAGAAGCCGCTATCGCTGGAACACTATCGCTAATAGCAACAGGCCTGCCTAAGAGTCTGTCAGGCTGTCCTGCCTGAAGCCCCGGCTGCCATAGATACTGATTGTCGCTATCCTTCAGCTTCCTGATTACCTTAGCAGTAGAGTCAGCCATCAGCCACGTTGCCCTAGCCCTGTATGGCCTAGACAAAGAGTGGAACAAGTCTATCAGCTCATCGCTAGTAATCGCCGAAGCAGATGCCGCTGTTACGCCCACAGTGCCACTACCAACTACGCCTGTAGGCTTACCAGAACCATCACCATTCACATACGCAGCCTCTTCCAGAGCTCCTATACGCCTGCCAAACTCGTTAGCAATGTACTGATCCAGATTGAAAGCACTATCCTGAAGCAGCTCTTCAGAAACCTTGATGATAGTAGCTGCCTTGTATGCGGACAGAGTTATCTGTCCAAAGGCATCATCGCTCTCCGTAAACGCTGCCTCTTCAGCCGTCCAGTATGCAGACCCATGAGACGAGACCACAGGAATCTGCCTATCAGACGCAGAAGTAATCACTGTAGCCAGGCCACGCATGATATTCTGATCATTCAGAGCCTGTATAAGGGTCTTCTCAAACTCTGTAGGAACCAGGTAACCACCTTCAGAGTCTGTGCCTTCCTGTAAAGCCCTGATTTCCACCGCGTCAAGGGCATTCCTGGTGTACCTCATAGCCCTCCAGAAAGCATCCCTGTACGCCTCTGTAGCTCTCGGAGATACATTCCCATCGCCACTAGGTTCAGGCCTGATCCCAGCCCTATCGCCAGGCTCATCCTGGAAAGTGGAAACCCTGCTCTCTAGAGCATCCAGTATCTTGAGATCCCTCTCAGCCTCTTCAATCTTCTTGGACAGCTCTTCAAAATCAGCTTCCATCTTCTCGAACTTCTCTCTCTGCTCAGCAGAAAGCTCTCCATTCTCCTTCGCTTCCTCGTACAACTTCCTCTGTGCGTCTACAATCTTAGCACGCTCCTCTTTCCACTTGTTTATCTTAGTCCTCATTTCGTCTTTCCTCCTCAATCTCTTTTCATCATTTCTTCTTCTATCCGTATCTTCATCCTTAGAATCTCGATATCAGGCTTGTCATCATCGGATGACCTCTGACTATCTAACCAACTACGCATTGATCGCAATGCAACATCCGTTTCAGGGTACGCAGGAAACACAACAGGCGAAACATCATATAGCCTCGATATTTTAGTCAATGTTCTAAGAGCAGTCCCGTCATCCAGCTCCTCCCACGTCTCACCATCAGGAGCGACTGTAAAACTAAAGCTCTGTTGCGTGATGTCTCCCCGCTCAACCAGCACGGCTATATCCCTGGCAGCCTGCGTGTCAGGAAGCTCTACCTCCATGTACAACCCCTTTTCATCCTCTCTAAGCTGCAAAGACCCTGACTTCTGCCTGCCAAGCACTATATTCGGATCGTGATTGAACAGACAACGCACGTCCGAATCCTTCAACGCCTCGGCAAACGCCCAAGGCTTTACTCTCTCCCGAAAACCACCCAGATATTCGCTCATGGAGTTAAAAACAGCAGCATAACCACAGAGCTTCGTAGGGCCGTCTTCTTGTCTCTCCACACGCATCTCAGCAGGGAAAAACCGTCTCTCAACCGCAGGCTCATGACTCTTTAGCTCCGCAGGCTCCAGCCCAGCGTCCCTGATATGTGCCGCCAAGTGATTCCAAACACCCTTTCTGTCTGCCTCCGGTATAGTCGTGCCACCCCTCGCACCATTAAGAACCGCTATCCCAGTCTGACAAGCCTTTACATTAGCCGCCCCAATAGTCCCATCCGCTGACACCTCGTGATGAATAAACTTGTACGATCCCTTGTTAGTCGGATCGCCATCGGGATCCTGCCATGCAAAAGCCTTCCTGTAATACGATTCACTCTCATCCAACCGGAGGTTCGCCTCCGCCCTAGGACCATCCCACGATCCCGTGGAAGTAGCCGTGTGATGTACCGCTATCGCTTTTCTCTTTTCCATACCTCTATCCTCCCAAAACTCTTAGCCCGGTGCTATATAGCACTCGCACCCCTGGTGTAACGGCGGGTGGGCTTTAATTCCCATAATCTTCAGTGGGCCATCTGCTCCATCCGGGTGAAAATCTCCTTGAGGCACAAACGACTCGCCGCCCCTGATTCTCTTCCCTTCAAGAGCCTGACAGTATGCACAGGCATTCCCCCTAGTCCTCCAAACCAGGGAAAACCCAGCCGCCACAAAAACCATGGACGCCATACTATTCGCACCAGCAACCTTCTCATTCCTGGCTTCCTTATCAGCCCTCGTATCGTGCCACTCGTCTATCCTCTCATCCAACGCATCATATACGTCCTCAGGCTCACTCTCAGCCATTAGAGCCCTGATCTGCCCCTTCGTGCTGCTCATATGCTGAGCGACATACATGTCTATATACGTCTCTATGTGCTTCTCCGCCCTGGTACTCAGCTGAGTATCGTTCATACCAATCTCATCCTGAGCCTGCCCGTATATCTGCTGTAGATATGACGTGAGAACAGGAGCGGAAACCTTCCTCAAGTATTCCTCAATCCCAGGGTATTCCTCTTCAAGCATTCTCTCCAGAGTTATATTATCCCTCTCTCCACGAGCCTTCTTAACCACCCTCTTCAAAGTCAGGCACTCCCTGTTAACAGCCCGCTGTATAGCATCTAGCAAGAGAGGATGATACGCTGCCATAATTCTGTCCCTCCCTGCAATCGACCGATGATCAGGTAGGCTCTTCTTCGTCGGTGTCGGTTCAGGCATGGACACAGGAGCTTTCCCCGTAGGAGCAGGCATCATATTCAACGGGATCAGGTATATATCGCCCCCAGGAATCGGGTTCATATTCTCCAGCTTCCGTATATCATTAGCACTCATCCATCCGTTCTGCCTCGCCACCGCATACGCCTCATACCTGCTCTTAGTATCCCCCCTTAGAAGACCATCAATGATGTGCTCCACATAATACCCAAGAGCCTTGTCCTGTGGAGATAACAACTGCTTTTCTATCTGCTGCTCCCAAAGGACCAGCCACGGTCGCACACTGTGTATTACGAAATCTAACGACTGTTGTTCTATATTCGAGAAAGTTGAGCGGCTCAAATCCGCAACCAAGTGTGGCGGCACTCTGAATATCCTGCATATCTCAGCCACCTGAAACTGCCTGGTCTGTAGAAACTGGCTATCCTCAGGAGGCACACCCAACGGCTCAGCCTTCATCCCTTCTTCCAGGACCATCACCTCATGAGATCGCCCAAGCCCTGAATACGCTTTCTTGAACGAGTTCTTCAGGTTCTCCTGTGCCTTATCCGACAACCTCGCCGGGTGATTCAGAGTTATACTCGGATGCGTGCCCTCGCCAAAATACCTGGCCCCGAACTGCTCGGTAGCAAGCCCAAGGCCCACAGCCTCTCTCGCCATCCTCAAGGGCGAATACCCAACCAAACCATCAAAACCCAAGCCGGCTATGTGCAAAACCTCGTCCTCTTCCAGACGATACCTGCCAGCGTAGATATAGATCTTCTTCCCGGTGGCTTCCCTCATCACCTGGACCTTATCAGGCCTCAACGGCCATAACTCCTGAACCCTGCCAGACCTCTGACCCCTGACTATCTGAGCATACGCATTGCCCCAGCTGCACAGATGCCCCTGCATAGTTATCCTGAACTGTGCCGATGTCATCTCAGGGTTAGGAGAATCATGCAGTATCTTATACAGATAGTGATCCGTCGCTCTCTCCCTGGATCCGTCCTTCCTGCGTCTGAAGACCACCAGAGGCAACGTCCCAACCGTCTCAGCTAACACCCTGATGCAGGCATATACCGTTGTCAACCTCAGAGCTGTTTTCTCATCTACCGCAACTCCAGATTCAGTCTTCGGCAAAGTCAACGTCTGAATCAGAGCCTCCGACGGGTTACTTAGTGTATCCCTCTCCTCTTTCTTTTTCTTCCTTCCGAAAATCATAGTGTAATTATCCCCCGCTCATCATACACGCTCCCTGTCTCGCCTTCTTGCTCTACATACGAATGAGCCACTATAGCCATTATCAACGCTACTACTCCGTCTATTCTTTCCCTCGCCTTCGCCTTCAAGGGCCTGATATTCTCATTGTCATCTGGCTTCACAACCATATTATCAGCACACCACCGCAACACAGGATGACCCCCATGTGCCAACTGCCCCTGCATCACCAGACGCATCAACTCTTTCGTCGCTGGACTCATAGTCTGATACCCCTGCCGGCACGCTATCATCCTGATCCCATCCTGGTCCTGCAACCTCTGTGCGAGATCCGTTGCCCCCCAGGGATCATACGCAACCGCTTTCAAGTCATAGTTCTGAGAACACTCAACAATCTTATTCCTTACCGCCTCGTAATCCACCACGTTCCCAGGCGTCGCATGTATATACCCTTCCTTCTGCCAGACATCATACGGCACCCTGTCATTATGAACCCTCTCCCATATCGTATCCTGCGGAACAAACAACTCAGGGATCACATACCAATACTCACCCTCCTTCTGTGGAGGAAAGAGCAGAACAAACGCCGTTAAATCCCTAGTGCTGGACAGGTCTAACCCAGCATAACACTCCCTGCCCAAGAGAGACTCCTCAGGCACAGGAATCGCACACTCGTCCCACTTATCCATGGGCAACCACCTCGTGTACTGCGTTACCCACATGTTCAGCCGATATCTCAAAAAATTATTCAGCCTGGTAGGCTGCTGCTTCACCTTCCTGAAGTCATCCCTGATTCTGTCAATCGTGAATATCTGCCCCAAGCTAGGATTGACCCGCTTCCAGACCTCCTCATCCTCCCAGTTATCCCTATCCTTATCAGCAGCATATATCACAGGCAAAATAGAAGGATCCTCAATCACCCCTTCCTGCACCTGTCTCGCATGCTCCCGGACCTCCCAGCAGATAGAGTTGGGATCCCACACCCCAGCCGTGGTCATCACAAAAACCAACTGCTGTTTCCTGGCATAGTCCGTCCCTTCAGTCAGAACGTCCCACAACTCCCTGCTAGGCTGAGCATGAAGCTCGTCAAATATAATCGCACTAGGGTTAATCCCATGCTTCGTAGGCACCTCAGCAGATAAAACCTGGTAGAAACTGGACGTCTGATAGTCCACTATACGCTTCCTCGAATCCAACACTCGAAGCCTCTTACTCAGCCTAGAATCATTCCTAACCATCTGAGCCGCAGCAGTGTACACCAGCCCTGCCTGTTCCCTGTCAGCCGCCGCACCGTACACCTCTGCACCAACTTCACCATCCGCAATCAGCATGTACAACGCTATAGCAGCCCCTAGCTCAGTCTTCCCATTCTTCTTGGGAATCTCGCAATAACACATCCTATACTGCCTCGCTCCATCAGGCTTTACCCGGCCGAATAACTCAGTTATCAGCTCCCTCTGCCATGGCAAGAGCCTAAACCTCCGCCCTGCCCATTCGCCTTTAGTGAACGAACAATACTCCTCTATAAACGTAATAACCTTGTTAGCTTTATTCTCATCTAGCTTATTCTTCCTACGCCCCATATACCTCACTCGTCCCCTAGAATACCCAGAGGATCATCACTGTCTGCACTCGTGTTCACCGACAAGCCAACCCTGCCCGCCGGCGTCAACCCGAACTCTTTAGCATACTGCCTGAACTGATTATTATATCTCCTCTCATCAGCCATCAGCTTAGTCCTGACAGCCATGTCTTCAGTCCCCTCTATGAGCTTGTGTATCTGCACCAACCTCGCCCGTATCTGACACAAGATCCCCAGAGCATCACCGTCCACTTCTGTAAGCAACCCTAGCTGTCTGAGCTTAGGCTCGATCTTCCGC